ATCCGGGGCAGAAGGTCCAGGACGAGCTGGAGGACGAGACCAAGACGATCCCGACGCTGTTGGTGGGTATTCCGGTGCCCGCGAAGCCGGGGCAGAACTACGCTGGGCGCATTGGGGTGCTGATGCAGTACCTGAATGGGGCGATCCAGCAGGGTCAGCAGTTCAGTCCGGCGTCACAGAACGCGTTTATGATGCGTTTGGACAGCCTCTTGCAGGCTTACGAGCAGGTGGCTACCAATGAAGCGCGGAAATTGCGGAAGGAAATCCAAACATTCCTTACGAGTAGCGGTCTCCTTCCTAGTCAGCAGCAGCAACAAGCTCAGGCGATGGCTCAGCAGCCTCAGATGTGATGAATTTTTGCAAAGACTGCCAGTTTTTCAGTGCGGATAAGACCTGTCGGAGGTATCCGCCCAGCAGTAGACCCAGTTGCTGGCCTACTATGAAGGATGAAGACTGGTGCGGTGAATTCAAAGCCATGAACAACCCAATCGTGACCACCGTGGTGGTGCAAACCACACCGAAATCGCTGGATGAACCGCGACCGATCATCATGGAGGCACTCGAAGAGGGTGTTGCTCCGAAGATTCGGATTCAGAAGCCCAAGAAACCGGAAAGCTTGAAGGATATTCAGGCTTCGCCATTGTTCTCGGGAGGACAGGCTTGATATGGCTGAATACCAAGGCAAGAAAGTCACTCTGAACAAGCCCTTCTACACTCCGGGTGAGAAGAAGAAGAGTGCGGTTTATGTGAAGAACCCGAAGGGAACGGTCATCAAGGTGCGATTCGGTGATCCCGACATGAGCATCAAGAAATCGGACCCGGAACGGCGCAAGAGCTTCCGAGCGAGGCATAATTGCGATACGGCGAAAGATCCAACCAAGCCAAGAACTTGGTCATGCAAAGCGTGGTGACCCATTTCCTAACATGAAGAAGAAATCAAAGTTCAGTAAACTGGCCAACGAACTCCGTAAGGAGGGGGCCGATGATCCTCGCGCACTTGCTGCCTATATCGGTCGCAAGAAGCTGGGGGCCGCAGAGTTCATGCGCCGCCAAGCTGCCGGTCGAAAGAAAGCCAGCAAGTAAATGATCAGCTTCTTCGCACGAGTCCGTACCGCGTGGACATTTGCGCGGCATCAACGATGGGTCGATCCGCTTCCTTGGCGCAAGGAGGACGCGATCACGCTCAATAATTTCTTCAATAGCGATACTGGCAAACGATTCAGGGACGCACTGTTAAACACTGTGCTTATGCAGAATGCTTCTGCGATAACTGATAGAAACCATTTGCAATATTCGTCAGGCTTTGCAATGGGTCAGGCCAGTCTTGTGAAGGTCATCGAAGTGATGGCCGATCAGGAATCAATTACGGGGCAGGATGATGATCCGGATTCTGCCACGAACACATAGGATCAAAGTTGCGGTTGCCGGTCTGTGCGGACCAGCAAACGAGTAAAAGCACAATATGTCAGACGAATCAATGAGTGCAGATGGCCTACTCGCGTTGGCCAGAGATCACGATGCCGGTGTCGATATCGACAGCCAGCCAAGGGAGCAGACTCCAACATCAAACGAGTCAGCTCCGGTTGAGCAGGAATCCTCTAATGAGGTGACCGCCAGCAAAGAGTTCGATGGTGGCGAGAAGGAAGTAAGCACGAAGTCAGAGACGGAACCGAAGGCGACAAAGACCGAGCCGAAGGTTGATAAGGAGAAGAGCAAATTCGCTCAGGAACAGAACCGAAAGGCGAAGTCCTGGGAACAAATCAACGCTGAGAAGGAGGCCCTCAAGGCTGAGCGCGAAGCGGTGAGGCGTGAGCGTGAGGAATGGAGCAGGAGCCGGGAGCAATCCAAGGCCACCGAAACCAATTCTCATCGGGACGAGAAGGGCTATACGGCTGATGACTACGAGGCTGCGGCCAAGGAGTTTGAGGCTGATGGCGATTCTCAGTTGGCCAAGGCAGCGCGAGCCAAGGCTGATAATGTCCGCAAAGCGGCTGGTGAAAGACAGCAGAAGGTTCAACAGGAGCAGTTCCAGAAGTCATGGGCTGAAAACTACGGCAAGTTGTCCGAGAAGGAGGCTTGGCTGAAAGATCAGAACAGCTCTGAGTACAAGCGTACTGTTCAGCTTCTGAATAATTTCCCGCTGCTTACTGCGACTCCTGATGGACTTGTCCACGCTGTCGAAATTGTGAAGCTCCAGAATGCAGCCGAACGGTCTCAGTCGATGGAAGCCGAGAACAAGTCTCTGAAAGAACAACTCAGTAAGCTCCAGCAGAAGACCGCTATTGGTAAAAGCGTACCGGCAGGACAACTCAAGGCTGAAGAGAAGGATTTCTCCAAGCTATCCCTGAAGGAGCAAAGGGACGCGCTCATGCGAGCGACGAGAGAGTTCGACCGGGACGAAGGCTAATAGCACAACCACAACTAAAATATGCCAGTAACTACTTCAACTACGCTCACGAGCCAGTTCCAGAACTACTTCAGCAAGGAGCTGCTCTCCATCGTTCAGCAGGAGACCATCCTGGATCAGTTCGCCATGAAGGCTCCGATCCCCCGGAACAATGGTAACAAGGCCATCACGATGTTCCGCTTCGGTTCGCCGAGCGTCTCGGGTGTCCAGACCATCAGCTCCGAGGGTACGGCCATCAGCTCCGCGAACTACCGCGCTCTGGCCCTGAACAGCCTCAGCAAGTCGCTCGCCCAGTACGGTCAGGTGATCGGTTTGACCGACATCCTCCGCGCCACGGACCTGTTCAACTCGCTCCAGCAGGCCACCAAGACCTCTGGTTTGGACATGGCCCTCTGGGTTGACTCCGTGATTCGTAACACCCTGGTTGGCTCCAATCTCACCGCCAGCGGCTCGTCTATCGGTTCCGCCGCCGAGGGTGGTGGTACGTTTGATAACTCGGACGCCGTGAACACTGTGGCCAGCTCCGGTGGTGTTAAGGTTTACGGTAACCCTGCTACGCTGACCACCCAGAGCTTCTCTGCGTTGAACAGCGACACGACTGCTGCCAACACCACGATGACCGCTTCGGCTGTCCTCGATTCCATGACCCGCCTGAAGCGCAATCGCGCTCCGATGATCAACGGTGGCTACGTCCTCGCGACCGATCCTCGCGTTGCTCGCGACCTGATGCGCGATGCCGATTGGTTGAACGCCTCCAACTACGGCAACAAGGGCCAACCGTTCTACAAGGGCGAGGTTGGCTCCATTTACGGTTGCCGCGTGGTCACCCAGACCAACTCGTTTGTCAGCACCGGTTCCGGCACCGCTGCCGATGAGTTCGTTTATCAGGCTACCTCCGCTGGTGGCGGTCTCGCTGTCAGCAAGGACATCATCGCCTCGTTCTTCTTTGGTAACGAGTCGTTTGGTATCCCTGCCTTGACCGGTGATGATCCGTTGTCTCCGAAGATCGTTATCACTGACACCCCCGACAAGAGCGATCCGTTGAACCAGCTCATCACCGTTGGTGTGAAGCTGTACTTCGCTACGCTCCGTCTGGCTGCTGGTAACACGGGTTCTACTGGTAACCCGACCTGGTACTTGGTCCATCGTACTAAGACCTCTTCCACGCTGTAATATGCGACCCAAGACGGCCACCATCATGGTGATTGCCGTCAGCCCAAAGGGGCATCATCGAGCAATCGGTGGTGCCCCTTCTCATTCCGCTTGCGGATGTGAAGAGGCTGACAACAATGCGCCCATGATTTCTATTCCGGTCGAGGCTCTTTCCACTGACATGGAAGATGGCCAACAGGCCATGCCTGAAGTGGGTGATGAAGTGGTTCTCGACGATGTTCGCGGTGTTCTCAAGAAGCTCGATAACGGCGAAGCTTATGTCGAGATTCGGAGCGTGAACGGTATGCCCGCTGAGTACGAAAACAAGAGCGAGAAGGCCATGGCTTCCAAGGAGCCTATGGACGAAAAGGGTATGCGTAAGATGGTTGAGGAGTACGACAGCGAGATGGAGTCCTAACATGCCGATCTATACCTTCGAGAACAATGGTCAGTCCATCGAGCATATCGCTCCGATGGGTACTGACTCTGTTGTCCTTGATGGGAAGCGGTGGAACAGGCAACCGGTGGCCCGCTTCGGGGTCACCGGCTTTGCCCGAGAAGCCGAACTCAAGGACAAGGTGAAGCAGGGATTCAGCCGGATGGAAGACCGTCAGGGTTCCCGCTTTGAAAGCACTTTCACAAAGAATCAAATTCGGAAGATCTGGGATATATGAGCGACGTAGCAAATCAAGCCATCGAGTATTCGATGGGACAGGGCGGCTTTCAACTGGTGACCGTCACCACGCTGACCACTGGCCCGTTTGTGGCCATCACCACTATCGCCCCTACCACCTTTAGCTCGATCACCGGTGGCAACATCAGCGGATCTTGGTCCACGGCGACCATCCCTGCTGGTATTACCCTACCGGGACCGATCACGAGCTTCCAGATTTCCAGCGGTCAGGTGATCGCATTCAATGGCGTGATTCAATCGTGACACTCGCTCTTGGCACACGACTGGTATCGAACGGCGGGGGTAATGTTACCCCTGGCGATCTACCTATCCTGCGCCGGGATCTGCTTCAGGAGGACGACTTCTTCGTTCTGCTGGAGGATGGTGACAAGATCGTAATCACCTTCGGAACTTTTGATTCTTTGGACTTGGAGAACGGGGATTTCCTGCTCCAAGAGGACACGAGCAAACTCATCATTCAATCTAACTAACAGTTTATGGCAGATACAAAAATCACAGCACTGACGGCGATCACGACCGTCGATCCCGCAGTGGATGTCCTTCCCATTGTCGATATTAGTGATACGACGATGGCTGCATCGGGCACCACGAAGAAGATCACCAGCAACCAGATCCTCGGAGCAGGCGGCACCGCCACCCTCGCCAGCGCCACCATCACCGGCGATCTGACGGTGGCTTCCAGTATTCTGAAGGTTACCGGAGGCAATGTCGGTATCAACACTGCGACTCCGACCAATACGGCAGGATACAAGACTCTGGAAATCGTTGGAACCGGAGTGAATACGGGCGGAATGATCCGCATGAAGTCGAGCGATGCGAGCGTCAGTTCGTATGATTTTATCGATAATAACGGTCGAGGGATTTTCGCTGTCAGCAATCACAACCTGCGCTTTGGTTGCAACGACATTGAGCAGTATCGGATTCAGCCGCTGGGTATCTTCACTTGGTACGACGGCGCTGGCGGCACTCGGATGACCCTCAACTCTTCGGGGTTGGGCGTGGGGGTTAGTCCTTCGGCAAAACTGCACATTCAAGGAGCAGCCGCCCAAGCGATTTTCTCTGTCGGATCCGCTACGGATGCACGGCATGAGTATTATCGAAACAGCGTTTTGGAGGGTTTGATTGGATGGGACGCCAACACGATGAGGATCGGAGCGTACCAGTCCGGTGGAAAACTGGAGCTGTGGTCTGGTGGTTCTGCTAAGGCTACGCTCGACTCCGCAGGCAACGTGGGCATAGGCGTTACGCCGAGTGCTGGTAAAGGTTGCTTGCAGCTTTCGAGTGGTATCAATTTCCCCGCCACTCAAGTCGCTTCGTCCGATGTCAATACGCTGGATGATTACGAGGAGGGTACTTGGACGATTGGTCTGACGTTTGGTGGTGGAAGCACTGGAATAACAACCGCCACCAATACTGTAAGCGGAAACCTATCTCTTTCAAACAAAGGATCATCGACCGGAATTGCTGAAATCCAAGGGCTTCCATTCACTATTGCAAACTCAAACGAAGCGTATTCTGCGGCAAATGTAAGATTTAATGGAGTATCATTTGCAGATATTCCAATCAGCATTGGAGCCATTGGATCGACAAAAATACTTTTGCAGGAAATAACAAAAGCAGGTGTGGTTACCGATATTACTGACGCTGATTTTACAAACACAAGCAGTTGCATAATCGGATTTACATATACCGTCTAATACTATGACCACCATCTCTATCAACTGGATTATCAAACAGCTTTTGGTCAAAAAGACCGAAGGCGAGCTGACTGATGTCGTAATTTCTGCCAACTGGAGCTGCCGTGCTTCCGATGGTACTTACAGCGCGGTTCTGACCGGATGCACCGAGTTCGCTCCGCCGTCTGGTGAGTTCACGCCTTACGAGGATCTGACCGAAGCTCAAGTCTTGAGCTGGTGCTTCGCCAATGGCGTCGATCAGACCGCCATCGAAGCGAACGTGACGCTCCAAATCGAGAACCAGATCAACCCGCCGATCATCGCTCCGCCGCTGCCGTGGTTGCCGCCGGTTCCTCCGCCCCAGCCCGAGATGATCGTTCCTCCGATGTTGCCGCAGGTTGAGCCGCCGCTCGTCAATGCGGAAACTCCTGTCGCCGCTGTTGACGAACAGCCGGTTGTTTCGGATGCTCCGGCGGCATGATTACAATCGAACTTACCACTGAGCAGGCCAATCAACTCCTCCAACTCATCGACATCGCCATCAAAGCTGGCGGTTTCCAGAATGCAAAAGTAGGAGTGCCATTGGCCGACCTCATCATCGCAGCCGCACAGCCTAAGCCCGAATGAAAAACTGGAAAACGACAGCCGGAGGAGTCGCCGTACTCCTCGCAGCCCTCTCGCTGGCCATCAAGCAGGCCATTGCCGGTGACATGGGCGGTGCCATCGCCGCCGCTGTCGGCGGTGCCGGTGCCATGTTCACGGCATTGAAGGCCCAGGACGCCCAGCCCGAGGACAAGAAATGAAGGACCACCTGCGAGATGTCGGCATCAACATTGGCCTACTCGTCGCAGGCTTCGCAGGGAGCTTGGTCAACGTGAAGAAGGACGGTCATAAGAACTGGTTCACCACGTTGACCTCGCTCCTCGCAGGCACCCTCTCGGCCAACTACCTCACCCCGGTAGTGGTTAAGTTCTTCAATATGCAGGACAGCAACACCCAGTACGCTGCCGCGTTCATCATGGGTTTCCTCGGCCTTCACGGCGTCGAGTTCGTTATCGACAGGTTCAAGAGGAAATGAATCCACTGACCATAGTCAATGCAGTCGCCAGCGCTATCCTCACCGCTGGCGTTTCTGCTTTCATGGCGATGCTCTACCGCACCGACGGTGTTGTCCGGCGCTGGCCGATGACAGGAAGCCTGCTGCTTCGCTTATCTCTCACAGCAACAGCATCTGGCGCACTGTTCAACTGCCTCACGCTCTCAACTCCAGGCTTTAGCGAGATCATGCTCAACTGCGGTCTGGCCGGTGTTTTCGCTTGGGCAGCAGTCTTCCACGCAAAGCTCCTAAAACATGGACCCAATAGCCAGCGTAGCCCAGGGGATGACCACTGCGGCTCTCGACAAGATCCTCAATCCGAAAGATCAAACTCTTGAAGACGGACAGAAAGACAATCGTCTTCGCGACGATCTTACCGCTCGTGTTGTTGCCGCTGGGCTGCACCCCGACAAGGGTAGTGATGGTCCCGCCAGGACAACCCGTCAGACTGGCTGAATCGGTCAAAGCCCATGTGTGGGCCAAAGACTCTGAAGGCAAAATCGTCAAAAGCCGAAACCGCGTGACAATCCACGAGGGTTGGTACGCACTACCGAAGGAATAGTATGGCAACCCCACTTACAGGCAGTTCAGTCGCATCAACATACATTGGCCTACTCAAGACCTCCGACAACGCCA